CTTGTCAATGACGTGAAAGAGAACGGGCAACACATGCCCATTTACATCTGGCAGAACAAAATTATTGATGGGCGCAATCGCTATAAGGCTTGTTGTGAATTGGGCATTGCGCCATTGGTTGAGCAATGGGATGGCGAAGGCTCATTGATTTCGTTTGTGGTGTCGCTCAACCTAAATCGGCGGCATCTTGACACATCGCAACGGGCAATGGTTGCTGGCAAATTAGCACGAATGAAGCAGGGCACTCGCACAGACATTACCGAAATTTCGGTAATGTCTCAGCCCGAAGCATCCCGTCTCTTGAATGTGTCCATTGATGCAACCCAACAGGCTCAAAAAGTTATTGAACGCGCCACGCCTCAGTTAACCCAACTTGTAGAACGCGGTGATGTTGCGGTGAGTCTTGCGGCTGAGGTTGCAGATGAACCCGAAGAAATTCAACGCGAAGTTGTTAATCGAGTCAAGGAAGGGTTTAAGCCGCGTGAGGCATTCCGCGATGTGAAACGCAATGTCTTGCACTCAAGCGAGTCGAACGAATGGTATACGCCTGCGCAATATGTTGATGCCGCCCGCGAACTGATGGGCGGAATCGACCTTGACCCTGCAACCAGTGAGCAAGCCAACACCACAGTTAAAGCCAAGAAGATTTACACCGTAGACGATGATGGGTTTGCAAAGCAATGGAAGGGGTGTGTGTGGCTTAATCCTCCCTATGGACGCGAAGAAGGCGAAGGTAGCAATCAGGCGCGATGGACGCAAAAACTCATTGATGAATACAAGGCAGGGCGCGTTACTGAGGCGGTGTTATTGGTGAACGCAGCCCCAGCAAACAAATGGTTTGCGCCGCTTTGGGAATACCTTGTTTGCTTTACTGACCACCGCATACGGTTTCAGTCGCCCGTAGGTGAGTCTAGCCAGCCAACGCACAGCAACGCGCTTGTGTATCTTGGTAAGAACAAAGACGGCTTTATCCAGCATTTCGCTAAGTTTGGGGCCATTGTCAAACGGGTGGGGTAATGCAAGTCGATTTCACTGCCGCCCTTAATTCGTCCAATAGCGCACAGGATGCCGTTGTTATTTGGTTACAGGCTCGCGGTTTTATCGTTGAGGATTTGCGCGACGATATGGAGGCTCAAAAACGCGGCATCGACTTGAAGTTTAGTAAGGCCGATAGAGCCTATACGGGCGAAGTTAAACAAGACGCTTGGATTTCAAAGACGCATAACTTCGCCCTAGAAATAATCTCCAATCTCAGCAAGGGAACGCCGGGGTGTTGGATTTCATCGCAGGCCGATGTTTGGTTTTACGTTGACAGTGTAAGCAAGGTGCTACACATCTTTAAGCCGTCTGAGGTTAAGCAGGCCGTTTCGGTTAGCGACAAAGTTAAATGGAGTTGTAGCCTATCGGCAACATCAGACCGAGGCGGCGGGGTGGCCTACAGGACAGTTAGTTTATTAGTCCCATTTGACACGGTTTCGTCTACGCACTCATACCGAAAGTATGTATTGAACGGCGAAGAAACATTTTAGAACATCATGGCAAAACACATCATCACCGTAGCGGACATTAGCGACCTGCATTGCGGCGGTGCTACGGCGTTGATGCCTCCTGTTTGGCGCAATGCTGACGGGTTGGAGATTCGACAGAACAGAGCGCAAGGATGGCTGTGGGAACGCTGGCAGGATTTGGCGCAGCGCATCAAGCGCGAGGCGCTCGGTGGGGTGGAGGTGTTCGGGCTGTTTAACGGCGATGTGGTTGAGGGGCGACACCACGAAACGCCACAGTTGGTGAGCGTTGAGCCGGACGACCACGCCGACATTGCGGTTGAGGTTGTGGACATGGTGGCGGCATGGTGCAAACGGCTCATGTTCATCGCTGGCACGGACGCGCATGTGGGCCATCAGGGGCGAACTGAAAACATCGTAGCCAAGACATTCGCCGCGCAAGGCAAAACGGTTATTCGCCCGCTAGATACCGCGCTACACGTTTGGCCGGTGGCGCTGGCTGAGATTGGCGGCGTGCAATTCAACATCGCGCACCACACGCGGGGCAGTTCATTGGAGCGCAACCGCAACAACGCGGCCAATGCTGAGGCGGCGGATCAGGCCATCAACGCCAAGTTTTTAGGGCTACCCATCCCGCGCTATGTGCTGCGCGGGCATACGCATTTCTTTGCGCGGGGCATCTATGACCGCACAGGCACAGAGACGTTAGTTACGGGCTGTTGGCAGTTATCGACCAGCCACGGCCACAGAATTAAGCCGCACATTACGACCGAGATTGGGGCGCGATTGATTCGCATCTACGACGATGGCACGGCCAATGATGAGAAGGTCGAATATCCAGTCATTAAAGATCATAGATACATGGTGAGGGTTGAATATGGCACACACAAAACCACGGCGAGAGGAGATACTGCCGGGGCTGACAATGGCGGAACTGCAAGACCTGCTAGCCAGCGTCAATCAGGGCGCAGCGGACGGGGCGGCGCATCTGGTAACGATGCGCGAATACGCAGCACAGCGAAAGGTCAGCATCGACAAGGCGCGTAGAGAGATGGCGCAATTGATTGAGATTGGCAAGGCACGTTTCGGGGGGAACAAACCAATGCCAGCAATGAACGGGCGCATTCAACAGATTTCGGCGTATGAGTTTTTGGTATGACACAGACACAAACCGACTACCCCAAGCGCGTCATCATTTCCAACGACGAAGAATTACGCGCCGTGACTGAGTTGTTGCAGGTGTTGCGCGGCATGGATCGCGCCGAACTGTTGCGCACAGCGTGGGCGATTACGCTCAAACGCTCAGGCTCATCGGTGCGTAGCACGATTGCGCTCGATGGCGCGGTGTTGGCAACGCAAGGCTAGACGTATAATCAGGCCAATTCAATATTTCGCTGTCACCGCGACGGCATCCTAACGGGTGTCGTCGCTTGTTTGTTTTCCGGGAGGTTCTATGCCGTTGTTTCTTAAGTCGCTGTTTGCATCGCGCAAATTCTGGATTGCCGTGTTTGGGCTGGTGCAAACCATTGTGTTCAATGTGTTTCCTGTGTTCCCCAAAGATGTGTGGATGGCAATTGATGCGCTGTGTGGCATTGTCATTGGCTCGATTGCGTATGAGGATGCAAACGCTACGCCGGAACAGAAGGCCGCACGGCTGAATAAATTACTCAACAAATAGGTTGTCAGGTGTGCGCTCTTAAATGTCCATCGAGGCCGTCAGTCTTGTCACCGCAGGCGGGTTTGCTGCTATTGCGCTCTACTTTGTCGTCAGTTTGAACCGACAAGAACGGGCGCTCAATCGTCAAACCATTGTTGACAAGGATGCGCAGATCGCGGAACTGAAACAAGAGAACCGAGATTTACGGGCCGTTGAAGATGAACTGATTAAGCAGCAAGCCGCCGAGATTGCGGAATTGCGGCGACGGTTGGACAACAAAGACGACAAGGCGGAAGTCATGTTTGGGGAAATGGGCGACTTGCGGGAGAACTTAGGGCTAAACAAGGGAATCTACGCAAGGCCCGAAGCGGACGCGCTGCAAGAGCAAAAGATCGAACGCATCAAAAATGAACCTGATCCGTTCGACGATTCGCCAAAGTCAAAGCGGGGCAAAAAGTGAAGTTGAAACTTTTGTCCACGCTGGCAAGCTGTGTATTTGTGTTGGCCGTCGCAAGTGCAAGCGGGTTGGCGACACACATGGTTGGCAAACAGGCCGAGGCCAACATAGCCGAGGCCCGCACGGTAGAAGTCCTTAGAGCTACAGCAACCCGCATCGCAGAACAGAAACAGGACACGCTCGTTATCGCGGTGACGATCCCCGCACCTGAAACAATTGTGAGCAACGACAGCGCAGGCATACCACTACACGAAGCGCCAGCCGCACAGGTTGTAGCGCCCGCGCTCCCTGTCACTATTTACCCAACGCCACTACAGCCGACACCGACGACCGTTCCTCCCGGCGCGGCGACCGTTAACGCCGACATAGCGACCCAACGCAGCACTGGAACGCCAGTGGCAACCGTAGCATCAACAGACACGCCGCTGGCGCTCCCCCTTTTCACTGAGACACCGACTCCCGATGAAGTGTTAGCCGTGGTCGTCACGCTTGACATGCAACCCACGGCGACCTATGCGCCGACGCTGACGTTGACACCTGAGCCGCTGCCACAGCCGACCGACGCGCCAAAAGCGACCGCGATTCCCACGCCGCAACCTGTAGCGACTGACACGGTAGACGTTACGCCTATCCCGCTGCCGACCGAGACGTCCACGCAAGTGCCGACGGTTGAGCCGAGCGCGACGGTGACGAGTGGGCCGCTGGTAAGTGTGTTGCCTACGCCTGAGATTGTGCCGAGTGTGACGGAGGAGGCGACGGCAGCGCCCTAGATAAAGGAGATTTATATGGCATTGACAGAAGTAAAAATTGAAGTGGACGCAAGCAAGGTGTTAGCTGCAATCGAATCCTCAAAAGCCAAAGTGGATATTGTGGCATTGAGGACTGAACTTGCGCGGTACGCACACGACCAATCATGGGCGGGCTGGATGAAATACATGTTTAGCAAAATGATTCCAGAGGCAGTGGGGCGGTGGATATTGCCGAAGTCATACGCTGACCGATGGGAACGACAAATGAATACCCCGTTTGATGAATTGCCCGAAGCAGAGCGCAAGAGCGACTACGATGAAGCAGACAAGATTCTAAAGATAGTTTCCGACTGTCTGAATAAACACGCCGACACTTGGCAATCGCTGGCAGGTAAATGATGGACAAACTAAACGCATACCTAGATGGCTTACTTGATTCTGGCGCTGAGACATTCCCGCGTGAGGCATTGGAGCGTATCAAGGCATTAGCAAATGAGCGCCCGACAATGACGATTGCGTCATCTTGGCAGCAAGGGCCGACGAATGGAACCGCTGCGCCTGTACCTAGAAATTGGTTTTGGGTTAATGGAAGCGACCACAACATGGTCGATACAAACTCGTAATGACCAACGCTCTACAAATCGCCACCATCGGCGGCATCTGCTGCGTCGGCTACGCGCTGTTCGCCCTCGGCACGGCGGCGCTGATATGGTCGGCGGCCAAGTGGAAGGGGCGCGAGTGAAGCGCCCGCGTGGGACGCTGATTGCACTGGCGATTGTGTTGGTTGCGGTGTGTTGGGTGGCGTTGTTGTTGGCGGGGGGTATGGGGCAGTGATGGCGAGACGGACGCGGCGTATTGCCATGCTCGACATTGCGCTACTGGTGGCGCTGGTCGTGCAACGGTGGCTGTGAGCGACAGGGGGCATTGATGGACATTAGGGCATACATGACGCATCAGAGCAACGTGGTGGTATTTGTGAAACTGGTAATAGCCATTGCGCTCAGTATGGGCGCGGTGGGCATGGTGATGTTTTTGAGTGGAGGGTAGATAGACATGGCAGAAATAACACAGAATGTTGATAGCGGGATGACCCCGCCAACGCCGGAAGCGATTGGAATGTCATTGTTTATGTTGGGTGGGCGAGCATATCAGCCGATGATGCTGATGATTCCGCAGGTAGACCCCGATACGGCGGCTGAAATTGTTCCAGCCCGCGTAGGGAATACACTGGACGGGTTTGTTCCACTCCCTACATACGACCAGCTTAATGAGTCCACATTCCTAGACATGAGAAGTGCGTTGATTGAGATTAGCAACGCGATCGTGCGAATGCCCTACGGTAGCCAGCGCGGTGTCCCTCCGGGGCAGGCAATTCTCACGGATGACATTGAAACCCCTCTATTGGCAGACCCATACAGTAGCCCCACATCAGGGGTTGACCTGAAATGTATTGTTATTGACAACGATAGTGACAGCGCCTGCCGCGTGTTCATCCGACCAGCGCCAGCAAGCGCAACTGTATACCCATCCCGCTGCCCATCGAAAGAAACAAAAATGTATGTGTTTAGCGGTGTCGGGCCGCAGGGTGCGGGGAATGGGGTTGCATGGACAGCGCAACTCGAAACTGCCCCGTCTGGTGGCAACGTCACAGTAAGCGCGTTTGGAATTCAGGTTGATATTGCCTAATGTCGCTGTTCTTCTTCTTTCGCCAAAAGGGGGTGCAATCAACGCCCCCGCCGACCACCGAGGCGGCAACCCTCACGCTTTACCCGCGCTCGATTGCGCTGGCTGTGCCTGAGCGTGACGTAGCCACCGAGCTATTCGAGCGCAGCGTGGCGTTGGTGGTTGCAGAGCGCGGGGTGGGTCTGACGTTGGCGGGGCGGAGCGTTGTGCTGGCACTGGACGAGCGCACGACCGCGCTGCACGTTGAGCCACGCGCTACGGCGCTGACGTTGCCGACGCGCCATACGCTGATGGTGTTAATGGATAGGCGCGAATTGATGACGATGACTGAACGACAGATAGACGAGATGTTGACGCAGCGAGAAACGGCGCTGGCGTTACAGGAGCGAATATGAGCCTAGCGGCAAATCTAGTCGTGGCGGGAAGCCCGCTACAACAATGGGTTGGGGAAGGCCCAAACCCAACATTGGACACAACCAACTACGGGGGAAGCCCGACAAGCGTTAGCGTTACGGCGACCAACTTGGATACAGGCACAGATGTAACGTCAACGCTACTGAGTGGGTCAACGAGCGTAAATGGCAACATCATCACCTTGCCAAAAATTAGTAGCGCCATTGCTGGACGATTCCAAATACAGGTGACGTTCACCAACTCGCGGGCGAATCCGTTTAAGCCAGTATTCAACGTGATCGTGCGTGACCCGCTGACGGCGGCGAAGTGAAACCATGACCGAAAGCGCACAGAACAACGTCAAAAAAACGCGCGGCAAGCCGTTCCAGAAGGGCAACCCTCACGCCATTAAACCGGGCGAGGTGCGCAACCCCGGCGGCAGGCCCAAGAACGAAGTCAGCATCACGCACTGGCTGAAAGAGTTTGGCGGCATGACCTCGGAGGAAGTAGCCAACGCCTGCCAGCAATACGCCAAAGAGTTTAAGGCGCTCAAGACTGGCGACATCCCTTTAGCTGGCGTGTTGGCGCTACGGTGGTGGATGGCAATGGTCAATGAGCCATCGCCGGGGATGTTGGGCCATGCGCTAGAGCGGATTGACGGGCCGGTAAAACAAACAACGGTTGTAGAGACTTGGCAGGATCAGCTAATAACTTTATTGAAAGACGGGAAGTTAAAACCAGATGATGTCATCAACGAACTTGGGGCAGACCTCGCTACGCCAATTATTGTTGCCGCAGGACTATGGCGCAATGGTAGCGGCGAAGCTGGCCCACAAGATAGCCAAGCAGACTAGGGCTACGATCTGGCAACCCTTCCCCGGCTCACCTCAAGAAATGGCATACAACAGCACGGCAGACGAAATGTTCTTCGGTGGGGGCGCAGGCGGGGGCAAAACAGACCTCGTGTTGGGTCTTGCTGGCACACGTCACCGCAATAGCCTAATCTTGCGCCGCGAGTTCCCGCAGACCCGTAGCATGATTGAGCGCAGCCGTGAGATATATAACCGTGACAACATCGAACATAGCAAGGACTCATATAACGAGTCGTTACACATTTGGCGTTTGAGCGATAACCGGCAGATTGAATTTGGCTCATTGCAATACGAGAACGACAAGCGCAAGTATCAAGGCCGCGCCCATGACCTCAAGGCGTGGGACGAACTGCCACAGTTCACTGAGTCTATGTTCCGCTTTGTGAATGCGTGGAATCGAAGTTCAGACCCAACCCAGCGCTGCCGCATCATTGGCACGGGCAACCCGCCGTTGGCAGTAGAGGAGGAATGGGTTATTCACTATTGGGGGCCGTGGCTCAATGACCAACACGCCAACCCAGCAAAGGCGGGCGAGTTGCGATGGTTTGCCGTAATTGAGGGCAAAGATACCGAAGTCGAAAGCGCGGCGCATTTTGAGCATAAGGGCGAGACAGTTCGCCCGCGCTCGCGCACGTTCATTCCTGCACTGGTTACAGATAACCCCGTATTGATGGCATCAGGGTATCAGTCGGTGATTGATGGCACGCCTGAACCGTTACGCAGTGCATTAAAAGGCGATTGGCGGGCGGCACGGCAAGACGATATTTGGCAGGTCATCCCTACTGATTGGGTGCGTAAGGCACAAAAGCGCTGGCGCGATACACCGAAGCCCAACACGCCCATCACCGCGATTGGCTGCGACGTTGCACGCGGCGGCGATGATAAGACGTGTGTATCCGTGTTGCGTGGCCTATGGTTTGCGCCGGTTGTGGCCGTGGCAGGATCGCAAACGCCTACAGGCCCACTCGCGGCACAGGTGGCGATTGATGTCGCCGACAACCTGCAAGACCTCATCGCCGTAGACGTTATCGGCGTAGGCTCATCGTGCTACGACTCACTCAGGCAGCAGGGCGCAAACGCAAGGGCCGTTAACTTTGCCGAGGCATCGGGCGCATACGACAAGAGCGGCAAACTCAAGATGGTCAACAAACGCGCTGAGGCGTATTGGAAGTTGCGCGAGGCGCTAGACCCTGATTTCGGCTCGCAGATTGCGTTGCCCGATGACGCAGAGTTGTTGAGTGATCTATGCGCCCCACGGTGGAAGCCAACGGGCAGCGGCATTCAGATAGAGCCGAAGGAAGAAATCAAAAAACGTATTGGGCGATCACCGGACAAGGGTGATGCAATCGCGCTGGCGTGGTTGATGGCGGCGAATCGGTCAGTGTTAATTTCATTTGGTAGGTAGGCAGAGCAATGAGCATATACAGGAACAAACCGCAGTTGTGGGGCTATATGAAACGAGAACTAAGTGGCGCTGATCTATTCGCGCCACGCAATCAACGCAGCAGCGGTTACGGCGGCATGATGCCAACTTACCCGCTGACGTTTACGGGCTGGCAGGATCGCAACCCGAACCCGTCGCTGACACGGGCGCAGGCGGCAATCACTAGCTGGGTGTATAGCGACGTACAGGTATTGTCGCGTGAGTTCGCGGCGGCGAATCTGAGCATTCAGAAGATACAGGGCGAGAAGACAACGGAAGAAATCAACCATCCGTTTGAGGCTCGGTGGAATCAGCCTAACCCCTACATGGGCAAATCCTTCCTGATGTTGTTCTGGCAAATGTCCATGCTACTGAGCGGCAAGGCGTTTCTGTATTTCGCGCCGCTGGGCAACAGCAACACCATCGCGGAAGTGTGGCCGATCCCGCCGCACATGGTCAAGGTCATCCCCGACGCTAAAGTATTCATGCGATACATGTACTACTCTGCGCCGGATGCTGCCCCAATGGAGCTTGACCCGCGCTACATCTGCTATAGCCACTTGCCACACCCGCAAGACTTGCGGCAGGGGCTTGCGCCACTCGACGCGGCGATGTTGGCGGTAAACACAGATAACGCAATGGCGAAGTGGCAGCAAGCGTTTTTTGAACGGAAGAAGGCGATCCCCGATGCGCTGATTACGCTGCCGCAACACATCCAAGAGCCTGAGTTTCAGACCATCAAAGCCGAGATTCTAGAAGGGCTATTCGGCAACGGTATTGGCATCGGCTTTGCACGTAGCGGCGACCTCAAAATGGATGCGTTCGGTTTCGACATGCAAAAGATTCAGCAGATTGAGAGCCGCATCGCCTCGCGCAATGAGATTGATCGTATCTTTGGCATCCCCGAAGGCTATTGGAGCGCCAACGCATCACGCGCCAATAGTGACCACGCCGGAGACGCGGTGCTGGGGAACGTGGTGCATCCCTATCATGTGATGCTGGCCGAGGATTTGACCTCGCAGATTTTGCCTATCTTCTACGGCGACCAACTACAAGCGACGTTTGACGACATCCGCCCGCGCAACGTTGACCTGTTGTTGCGGCAGACTGAGACGCGCTCAAAGTATTGGACGATTGACGAATTGCGCGAGAGTGACGGCAAGGAGAAACTAAATGACTATCGCGGGCGCATGTTCGTGTCTGAGGTGGGCGCGTTTATTGCGCCGCCGATGATGAACGCAAACGGCGATGCACCACAAAGTGATACAGCACCAGCCGACCAACCCGCGCAATTGCCTGCCGCTGGTGGTGCTGACGTGCAGGCACAGGCGCTAAACGGGGCGCAGATTGCAAGCCTGTTAGAGGTTGTGCAGGCGGTGCAAGGCGGTGATCTTGCGCCCGATGCCGCCCGTATTGTCATCACTCAATCATTCCCAACAATCCCGCCTGACGAGATTAGCCAGATGATCGCAGCGGCAACGGCGTTTAAGCCCAAGCAGATAGAAGCGCCGCAACCGCCGCCCGCGCAAAACATGCCGCCCCAAATCGCACAGGATGCGCAAGGTGACGCGGTAGACAAGCCCCAGCCACCACAGGCCAAGAGCATCGCAACCGACGCGCTATACGTTGATTTGGAGCGATGGCAAGCCAAGTCTTTGAAGTCACTCAAGAACAACAAGGGCGCTGCGGTTAAGTTCGAATCCGACCACATCGCGCCGGACGTTGCGGCCATCATCAACGCGCAACTGAGCAAGGCGACGAACGCCGACGATGTGCGCAAGGTTATTGCGGGCGCGGCGTTCCTCAAGCGTGAAGACCCATTCCAGCTTACGCCAGAAGAACAAGCCCTCTACGATGACCTCGCGCCGATCTTTGCTCAATACGGCGGACAATTTAGCGCAGATGTGCGGGCGGGGCGCGAGCCAAGCTACGACGACCTCGACAGTGATTTACAGGACGCAATCAGGCCGGTGCTAGAGAAACACGCATATGGGCGCATGGGGGCGCTAGAGGCTGAGTTTGGGCTAGACGTGCCAGCCAGCGCGACGGCGGCGGGATCGTGGGCCGCGTCGTATACGTTCGACCTCATCAAGGGGCTGAACGACACGACTAGAACGATTGTTCAGCGTGCCGTCAGTAGCTACATGGATACGCCAAACATGACGCGGGGTGATGTAGAGGCGCTGTTATCGCCTGCGTTTGGCGCAAATCGGGCCGAGAGTATCGCGGTGACGGAGATTACGCGGGCGGCTGCGGCTGGAACGGACATCTACGAGACGCAATTGAATGATGCGGGGTTTGAGACTAAGCAGGTATGGGCTTCTCTTAGGGACGAACTCGTATGCCCTATTTGTGGCCCACTAAACGGCAAGCCGGATAGCGAATGGGGCGAGATTGAAGGGCCACCAGCACATCCGCGCTGCCGATGTAGTTCTACGATTCAAGTGGTAAAGAAGTGAGGTATATGAGCAAGATTATTGACTTCGACGTTATCAGCAGCGCATCGCTAGAAATGCTAATTGGCCGCGTTAAAGAATTGGCAAAGTTTGGTTGGCAACCTCAAGGCGGCATAGCAGCAGCGGCAGAGCAGGGAAGCGGCGTAATGTTTTATCTGGCGGTTGTTAAGTGTGAGCCTGAGCTATCCGGCGGCTACATGCTTCCCGATGGCACGCCAGCAACGCTTGACCAAGTAAAAGCGCATCTTGTTGCGAACGTAAGTGATGGGGGCAACGGCGGCAAGCGGAAGAAGGAGGGGAAGTAAACTAAATGGCTGAAAGTTCTTATATGCCCCAAATGCCGCCAAACGCGGCAGAAGTGTTGCAGGGTCAACAAGTCAAACATTCTACAAAAGGCCTTAATGTTTCAATCGTTGAGAGATGGATTAAAGATGGGACGTGGGTCGAAATCGGCAAGGGTGATGTTACCTGCTGGTTGGGTGCATTCCCTTTGTATTCCTACCGCAACGACCAACTAATACATATTGAGATTGTCGCCGGGAAAGACATGACAATCGTTTTGAGATATGACACTGTAGCAAACACCGTTCGGGTGCGGAAGATAGTTGATTACGACAAAGAACCTGCAACGTCCGGCAAAGATTTTGATTTAGTGTTGGCAAAAATATGGCTGCGGCCTAATCAGGATGTAATCTAAATGGCTGAAACAAACAGCGATTCCCCCAAGTCAATGGAGACATGGGACGTAGAGCGCAACGAAGAATGTAGTGGCGGTGACGCTGGCGATTGCTACACGATTACATGCCCTCAGTGCGGTGGACGTATTAATTGGGCCGAGCATGGTTGGTGGGAACCCGTTTGCAGTTGTGGCTACGAGTGGCGCGTAGAGGTTTCAATCAAGGCATACGGCAATAAGCAATGAACTCCGTCACCATCGAAGGCCTACCCAGCCTCACCCGCCTCCTCAACTCCGACCTCAACAAAGCGGTCGGCACTGCCACATTTGCCATCGCCGCCGAAATCCAAAACCGCCTTGCGCCGTATCCGGCTGCATCCGAGGCCAACCGCCCGCGATCATGGCAGAGCGGCGGGCCTAACCAGTGGTACGAGCGCGGCTATGGGCCGCGATGGGTGCGGAAGGATGGCAGTATTAACGGGCGCAAAACGTCGCAGACACTCAACCGGCGCTGGTCGATACAACGCGGGGTGCGTAGTGCTACGCTGTGGAACAAGGCAGGCTATTCTGGCTTCGTGCATGATGCGAACATTCAGGCGGCGTTCCACAAACGGCGCGGGTGGCGCACAGATCAGGACGTGATTAACCAAGTGCAGGGCGACGGCACGGTGAGCAATATTGTCAATCAGGCATTGACGAACGTATTCAACAACGGAGGTTAATTTGAACAACAATGAGCTACGAGCGTTTCTATTGGTTCTGCGTCAAGCGTTATTGATGGTCGTCGCGTATATCGAGAAGAATTACATGGACGGCAAGCCACAGATACACGCAGCGCGAGGCACGTCTACGCCGGTCGTGGGGATGGTGGCGAAGGATTCGACACTGGGGTTGAATTGATATGACATTTTGGGATTTTCTTAAGTGGATTTTCGAGCATGGCTTTTGGTATTGGGTGGGGCTATTTCTTCTGTTTGGGCTGGTCATGCGGACGATTCTCGTAATTGTCTATAACGTCTGCCAAGTATGGGCGCTTAAGGTTGCCACACGTAAAGCGGCAGACGAACAAATAGAACGGCTGGCAATGTAGCGCAACCCAATAGTCAATGACAGCGCGGAAGCGGTATAACTAACGAGATATGAGCGAACAAACAATACCAGTCACCCTAGACACCGCCAATTGGCAATCTGTATTCACAGGTGCGACCGAGCAGGGATGCACGGCTGATGAATATATCGCTTTGCTTGTTCAAGCCGATGACAATGAACGGCGATTGCTGCCGAACGCAGTAGAAAGTATGCTGGCGCGTCTTGAGAACAAAATCAACGGTATCACCTTTGCGATTCAAGGTGTAGACAAGCGCCTAGCAGATCAGCAGAACGATAAGAGCATCAAGATTGAATTAGACGATGGCGAAATCGAGATGCTGCAAGTCATTGCGCAACGGCGGCACATCTCGGTGCGTGAGGCCGCATCTAATATTGTGCGCGTGGCGTTGGTGAAGGCACAGCAGGAGGCGGGCGAATGAGCGAACACACAATAATGCAAGCGCCATACAGCCCACCACTTGAAAAGCCAATTGTCAGCTATCGTGGATTAGAGGTGTCATGGGGGCAACAAGAGGTTGCCGTGTCATCTGGCGAGGCGTTCTTTCTATTCCCTTGGAGTATGGTTTATCAGAATGATGTGCCGCTGCGTATCAAAGTAAAGCCCGATTGGGATGGCAAGGTTATTCGCGTCTTGCTTGTCATGGATAGCGCCGCCAATACGGTGCGTATTCGTGTGGATGACTCAGGCATAGACCGAGTGCTAGAAAAGACCTCAACACGTTGCGAGGTATTGCTAGGCGCGAAAGAGTTTTACCTACCGCGTGGATGGTTTATTAACTGATAACCATTCTCAATAAGCGTTGTATAATGCGCCCAACCGAAACAGGTAGTGTCAGAGTGGTTTAATGATGAAGCCCATAGAAGGGGCGGCTGCGGTGGGTAGCAAATTGGCCGCCTCTCCGTAAGTTCGAATCTTATCTACGTGTTAGGTAAAACTAAATAGCCAGCCCGCAGTCGAGACAACGCCCGCGAGTTGGTTTAGAGCAGTCGAGCAAACGCCCGCTCTCAGTGTTTCAGCAATGGGACACATGAGAGCGGGCGTTTTTTATTTCCCTAATCATGGCAGGCAAGCGGCACAGCGAACAGGATCAGCAACTAGTGCAGTCTATTCACGACAACGCGATCAAACTCGGCGCTGTGCCTCCCGCTGCGGTTCACATGAGCGGGCCGGTGTCGAGCAAGTCTTTGGATTTGCAAAACAAGATTGGCGTTATTCAGCACGAAGTAATTGAGATGATTCCTGCGTTTGGGCGGTATATCGGCCTAAGCGATGAGGAGTTGTTCTACAACGAGGCTTATATCGCCTTCATTTATGACGATTGCGTGATTATCGTTGTGGAGGGCCTGCGCTACTACAAAGCGCCATTCACATTAGACGCAAACGGGATTCGGATTGACCCCGTAGAGACATGGCAGCGCGTAGAGATGACATGGACACCCGTTGCAGATCAACCGCTGGCCGAGGATAACGCGGGCGCGAGCGAGGCGGCAGGCGGGCCGATGGTGCAGGACATGACCGCCGAATATGAGACGGATGTGGATGTGCCAAGCGAGAAGTCATTAGACCTCGTATTGACTTATGGCAGCGAGATTAAAGCGCTTGGTGATAACAAATTCGGCGGCTACTTGGTGCGCTTCGGCAATCCAGACGCAACCGATTTGACCGGCGACTATTTCACCAAAGACACGGATTTCGATTTGGGTGACGGCGACAAGCCGACCGCCATTTACTACGACCACGGGCTAGACCCCGCGATAGGGCGCAAGAAGATCGGCGCGGGCAAGATGACGTTGGATGACGTGGGTGTGTGGTTGGAGTTTCAACTACAGCGCCGCGATGAATACGAGAAGGCGATTGCAGAGTATGCCGCACAGGGCAAGTTTGGCCTGAGCAGCGGCACAGCGCCCCATCTGGTGGAACGCAAGAAGGTTGGCCGCGCCAATCAAATCACATCATGGCCGCTTGGCATTGATGCGAGCGTGACACCCACACCGGCGGAACCGCGCACGATGGTTCTGCCCTTAAAGAGTTATCGACCAGCGCATTTCGCGCTGACTGATATTGCATCCGGCAACGGTTCTATAGGTGAGTCAGAAGGCGCGGCAGGCCAGCCAGCGCAAAGTGACGAACAACGAGCGCGTGCATTGATGCTTGAGATTGACCTCATTGAACTAGGAGCATGAATACATGAGCAACGTTAAACAATTCGTTGAAGATGCTCGCAAGGCCATTGTTGAGGGCCGCTTGGATGACGCTCAGAAATTGACTGAGCAGGCCAAAGCGATGAAAGCCCTTGAGCCGTTTGACGTGGCCGCAGAGCCGGTTCGCTTGCCGATGGGTGAGCCTGCCGCAGAGTCGCAAGAGAAAGAAACACCCGCGTCGATCAAGACGTGGTATCAGAAGCGCTTTGGTGAGCCATCCGCCGCCAATGCGCAAGTCGCAAAGGAACTCTACGGCGATTTCATGGCGTTGTCATACGCCAAGAGCCAAGACTTCCGCAAATACGTCCGCTACGGTGTGACCGAGGGCAACTTGTCGCGCCAGTTGGTCTATTCGCCCAATCAGATCGTTGACGCTGTGGGCGCTGGCTTTTCCGTCAAAGAGATGAAGGCCGCGCAAGTCGAATCGACTGACACCCTCGGTGGCTACATCGTCCCTGAGGACTTCCGCGCCGACATCATCGCCCGCCTCAGTGGTTTGACCGTCATGCGCAAGCTGGGCAACGTGTTGACCACGAGCAGCGACCGCTTGGTGATCCCCAAGGCGACCGGCGGCGATTCCCGCTACATCGGTGCAGTGCGTGCGACGTGGGTGGATGAATCCCCGACCGCTGGCACAGCCGCAACCAATGCCACATTCGGCCAAATCACGATTCCGGTTCACACGCAGATGATGGAAACCGCCGTGAGCCGCCCGATGTTGGAAGACCCCGCGTTTAGCATCGAGACGCATCTCGCCATGCTGTTCGCCAATGCGAAGGCCATCAACGAAGATGAGCAGTTCTTGGTTGGCAACGGCTTGGGCAAGCCTTCCGGCGTTCTCAAAGATAACTCAACCGGCGGCCCGTCGGATTCGGACACTCAAACCAAGTCCACCAGCACCGCAATTACCGCTGATGGTATCGCCTCGACCCCGTATCTCTTGGACGCTCAATACCGCGCCAATGGCGTGTGGGTGTTCAACAAGACGACCGTCGGCGTGGCGCGTGGTTTGAAGGATAGCCAAAACCGCTATCTGTGGTCGGACAACATTCAGAACTTGGCGAGCGGCCAGCCCAACCAATTGGCGGGCTATCCCCTCTACGAGTCTGAGGCGTTGCCTTCTGCCGCAACCAACAAATACATCGGTATTTTCGGCGACTTCAAGGGCTACACCGTGGCCGACCGCATCGGTATGAGCGTCGAACGCTATCTTGACTCTGCTACCGCCCGCGCAAATCAAGCGATCTTTATTGCTCGCTGCCGCTTGGGTGGGCAGGTGTCCGAGGGTTGGCGCTTTGTGGTCTATCAGACGACCTAATACGGAGGACATACAGAAATGGCTTTTCATAACCTTACCAACGCTGTCGTTGCAAAGCAACTGTTGGCCCCCGTTGTTCTCACTGGCACGGGCGCTTACGTTGAAACGACCAACCGCCTTGACATGCGCGGCGGCGAGTTTTGCACCGTGATTGTGTCGCTTGGCGCGATTCAGGCTTCGACCACTGTTGACCTGAAATTGGTGCAGAGCAACGCGGCATCATCTGGCACAACCAAAGACCTCGGCACTGTTGCGTTTACGCAAATCGCTGCCGCTGGTGGCAACGCCAAGTTGTATGCGGCTGAAATCCGCACTGGCTTGATGGATTCGGCCAACAGTTTCTTTTGGTTGAGCGTGCAGCACAAGGTCACCAATACGAACACCTGTGCCGCGTCGATTGAGGCGTATCTGACCGGCAACCGCACGCTGCCAGCCAGCAACGGCTTTACGCAGCAAGTGACGGCGTTCACCGCCAACTAATAGCGCGAGTCCTCTATGAGCATTGTCACTGTCGCGGAAGTGAAGGCGTACGCCAAGATTTCATCGTCATCCGATGATGAGCTATTGGGTACCCTCATCCCCGCCTCAGAAGTGTTTGTGAGAACTCATACGCGGCGCAAACTTACACCGCAAACACAGACCCGTTACTACAGACAGACCCAAGCCCGTATCCAAGGGCAGTTACTTCTACTTGATGAAGACCTGCTACAGCTTACGGGCTTGGTCAACGGCAACGGCGCAACGCTGCAAACCTCCGATGTATTTCTAGAGCCATTGAACGAAGGCCCGCCTTATTCGATGCTCAGAATGAAATACAGCACAAGTGTTTGGAGCTTCAACGTTGATGGCACTGTCGCAGTGACGGGGAAGTGGGGATACACGGACGACCCCGCGTTTACCGAAGTTCACAGTGAACTTAAACAAGGAATCATCCGATTGACGGCTTGGCTATATCGCCAGAAGGACACGAGCGCGGCGGAAGACCGTCCAATTGTGTCGCCTGATGGGGTAACGATTATGCCAAGTGCAATCCCCGCCGATGTTATGCAGTGGATTGACCCGCACCGTAGGCAATCACGATGACGATTTCGAGCGCTATCGAGAGCATCTACAGCGCGATTGCAGATTATGCCGTGCCGATTGCAAGCAAGGGGATTTCACTCACCGCACGCAAGCAGAACGAATTCCCAAACCGCATTGACACCGCCAATCTGCCAATCCGTTTACTGATGTCGTTTAGTGCGGGCGTGGGCAACTCAACCGCGCAAGCGCAGCACCTCGGCGTATCGCCCATTACTCAAATGACATGGACGATTACGGATGTGGCGCTGTTTGCAACGACATCAAGCGGGATTGGGCTGGCTGAACACTTGCCGCTGTTGATGGAATACGCGGCGGCATACGTTGACCTTCCGCGCTCGCAGCGGAGTCCAGTGGCGGGTAAATCCATCATCCTAACGGGCTTCTCTATTGCGCCAAACGTTATTGAGTATCCGTTGTTCTCCAATGTCAATTACTACGGCGTGACCTGCGAGTTGACATACACCGAGAACATCCTTCTTTGAGGCATACGCATGATTCACTTCAAGGGCGAGTTTGACGAACAAGGTAATCCGCTTGCCTTCATCAACGGCATCCCAGCGCGTGACCTAACCACTGATGAGTGGGCCGCACTGAGCGAAGCACAACGCACGCACGCCGCCGCGAGTGGATTGTATGACGTGCCAGCGGCAACACCGCAACCAGAACAAGAGCTACCCGCACCGCAACCCGGCGCGACATTCAATGAAACACAGGAGGGCAACTAATGGCCCCGTTGATTCCTAATCTAAGTGTAGTCACAGCCGGTAAAGAAACGACTTGGGGTACTGGCGTAACTGCAACATACAAACTCATGGACGTGATTGACGCGCCAGTGGTTGACCCCGGCGCGAAATACATCACGATCCCAAGCATTCGCGGATCGTTGGCAAAGGGCGCGTATCTCTCCGCCCGCGCCTCTGAAATCCCGCCCGCGTTTACGTGGAAGCACATTGCCACGTATCAGGACATTAGCTACCACTTGGAGCAGATGTTCGGCGAAGTGACACCGTCCGGCGCAGGCCCATACGTTCGCACCGCGAGCGCACCGCTAACTGCCGTGGTTGCCACGCCGCGCAAGCAGACGATGTATGTAAGCAACCTTGATTCGACCGATGGTTTCTTCTATCGACACCTCGGCTGCATCGGGAAGTCAATCACCATCAGCGCCAAAACGGGCGACATGGTAACGATGGATGTCGAGCGCCTGTGCCAATCGGTTGCATCCACCACGGCGACACCTGCCGCGACAGGTTCACTGACTGACCGCACCGTGACCCCAATCATGGGCAACGACATGACGCTGTTCATGGATTCATTGGGCGGCACGGCTGGCACGACAGCGATTACGCCTGCGGGCTATGAGATGAGCCTCAAGTTGGAGAGCAACCGCGTGTTGGATCAACAGCTAGGCGGACCAAGCGCCGTAACGTGGATTGAAGGCGCAGAGTGGGACGGCAAGCTAGACCTGACGCTGTTCTGGAACGCGGCAAACAAAGCATTTGTCGATGCGACATTCGGCACAGCGACGGTGTTCCAAAAGCTCGTGCGTGTGAAGTTTACAACCGGCAGCACGGCCATCTTCCAGTTTGATATTGGCGGGTCACAGTTGACCAGCGTGAAGATTAACGAAGCGGGGAATAACACAGTGGTGGTTAAGCTGTCGCTTGAGAACGCCTACTCATCCTCACTGTCGAACTGGTTCACGTATAGCAACACGAACAGCGTTTCGGCGCTTGTGTAACGTATGCAAAGAGAAATCACATTGAAAGCCCCGGTAGCCGGTGACGGCTGGATGGGGCTTTTGGAAGATTACGAGGACGCAACCAAAGTCATTGAATCGTGGCGGGTTGGCAAGATGGCTGCGCCCGAACACATTAGAGCGCTGCGCAACGTTATTTGTTTCTTCGTTGACCCGTCAGAGCGGGAAGAAACCGCGCAATGGCTAAAGCAATACGCGACCTACCAAACCGTTTATGACCTCATTGCGCAATTGCCCGAACTGATGAAATGGGCGGTTGCGGCAGAGGTTATTGCAATGGTTACGCGGTCGATGAACCAAGCCACAACCAGTCCAGCCGAATAGCCCATAGAGCAACATGGCAGACAGAACTATTAAGATCATCGTTGACGGTGACGCTTCCGGCGCAACACGCGCCCTAAACGAAACCGATCAGACCGTTGATGATCTTAAAAAACGCATTGGTGATTTAGAGAAGAAACTACAAGACTCCGAAAAAGCAGTCGGGAGTTTTAGTGGCGGCTTCTCTAAGTTCGTTGCGGATGCTGCCCACTCTATCCAAGTTCTACAAAGCGTTGGTAGCCTCATTGGGCAAATCGTAGAGGGGTTTGTCAAGTTCCTGAACCTCAATCAGGAATGGGCCAACACTGTAGACAACATCCAAGACCTAACAGGCGCAACGGCTGAGTATGCGTCTGAGATTGCCTACATCGCGGAGATTGCAGGCACATCAAAAGAAGCAGTTGCGCAGGCGTTCGCGGCTCAAGCCCGTATTGTTAAAGATGCGGTTGAGCAGATCAACAAAGCCAACGCCGACGCAGAGGCCAAGCGGCAAGAGGCGCGAGACAGAGAAGCGCAGTTAGAGGAAGAACATGGGGCGCGGCTACTTGACATCAAAGACGCAACCGCACGCAAGCAGGAAGACTTAGACAAGCGCGTTGCACGCCAGCAAGAGGACTACGACAAAGACCGCATCAAGCGCGAGCAGGATGTCAATCGCAATATCGAAGATGAGCGCAAACAGTCTACGGATCGTCTTGCAGAAGTAGAAATAGCGCACGGTGAAAAGCTGGCCGACATAGGGCAAAGCATTCTCCAAGAGAACGCCGACTTTAACTACGCCCGCGAGAATGCCAAACGCGACCTACTAGAGTCGCTAGAGCAAAAAGAAACCGAGCATGGGCGCAATCTTGCCAGCATTCAAGCCGACATCACCCGCGCCAATCAGGATTTTGCGCAGACCCGCGAAGACATTCAGCGCGACACCCTCACCAAGTTAGAGCAGGCCGAGCAGGATCACAAACAGCGCCTATCCGATTTAGACCAATCGCTAGAACGCGCTCGCGCTGACATTGCCCAACGCGAGGAAGATCGGCAATACGATTTTGCACAGCGCCTTGTTGCCATCACTGAACGCGCCGACCAGCAACTAGAGAACATCGCCCAACGTCGCGCTGATAGGTTGGAGCAACTCAATCAGAGCATCACAGACACGCAAGAGTCTTATGATGATGCACGCGCCGACCGTGCGGAGAAATTGGCCGACAAGCTGCAAGAGTTTGACCAACGCACGGCGGACGGGCGCAAGACACAACAGCAGCGACTTAATGAAGCGACCAACGAGTTTGATCGAATCGCTATTCAGTCAGAGTTAGACCTTTACGACCAGCGCCGCGCCGATGAGAAAGCCGCACTAGAGAAAGCCGCCGCAGAGCAAGAGGCGAAAGAGCAAGAGAAGAACGACAAGCGCATCGCCAAACTACAGGCGCAAATTGACCGCGAGAACGCGCTATACATTGAGCAGCAAGCCAAGATTAAGGCCGAACAAGAGAAGGCCGAGGCAGACGAACGCGAACGGCTGGCACGCGCCGAACAACGGGCGCAGGAAGATAACGCGCAACGGCTTGCTGACCTGCAACAGCGCATTGACCGCGAGAACGCCTCATACACCGAACAAACGGCGGCAATTCAGGCACAAGGCGACCAACGTCTAGCGGATGCCACACAACGCAACGCCGAACAGTTGGCGGCACTACAGCAACGCATTGCGGAAGAAAATACTAAATACACAGAGCAGACCGCGCAGATTAACCGTGAGTATTCAGAGCGTGAGGCCGACGCGGTGCGAACGCACGGCCTACAGCTTGACGCATTTCAGCAACGTATCGCCCGCGAGAATGAAGCCTATTTAAAGCAGACAGCGGACATTACAACCGCCTCGCAACAACGCATTGCGCAACTTCGCACCGACTACGAGACACAGGCCGCAGATGCAAAGGCCGCATACGACCGCGAGGTTTCAGACAATGCAGAAGCCCAACAGCGCATTACGGACGATTACAACGCACGGTTGGCAAAAGAGAATGAGGCATTTGTTAAGGCGCAAGAGGCGGTAGCCAACTCACTCAATAAGTTCCTAGCCGACCAGCAACAAAACCTTCCTAAGATTGTCGGCGCGTTCAAAGAGCTAGGCATCAATTGGGACGAGTTTATCAAGATGAAACCCGACCAACAGATTGCGACAATCGTTGACGGGTTCAGCAAGATGAAAGACGGCGCGAATAAAACCGCGCTTGAAATGCAGGTTTTCGGCAAGTCCGGCAAAGAGCTAAACGATTTCTTTGAGGTTTACGCGACGCAGACCCTCCCGCAATGGCGCGATGAAACTGAGAAAGTCGGCAAGTTAATGTCAGAAGACTTGGTGCAGGCTGGCATCACGGCAGGCCGTGAGCAAAACAAACTAATTGCCCAAATCGAAGGGCAGGCTATGAAGTTGAGCCGCGATCTTAATCCGTCGTGGTTGAATTTCCTTGAGGGGCTAAATAAATTCGTAGCAACCAACGGGCCGGGGGCGGTTAAGTTCATCGAAGAACACCTATTACCCGGAGTTAAAACCGTATTCGACAAAGTAACAGAGTTTATTTCTCCCGGTGGTGGGGCGGAGAAACTGGCAACCTTCTTTAGCGTGGACGTGCCAAAGGCGTTCGGGGAAGCCAAGAAAGAATTTGATGCAATCAAGTTGAAGGTGGACGACTTCGCCAAGAACCTACAGACCAAAGTCGATGAGTTTATGGCGAAACTCAAAGAACTTGAAAAAGACCCCTTGGTGCAGGCGTATCTAAAGAATGGAGCAAAAGGCGTTGCGTCCGAAGTAAATCATCAAGCTATACAGGGGGTGGAAGACCTTAATACGTTCCTTGCTGTTTGGTTTGAGAAGAAGGCCCGCGAATTGGGTTTGACAAATATTTTCGGCGGCACAGTTTCGGCATCATCCCCCGCCGCGCCATACGTTGCCAGTGTTGGCGGTTCAGTTGCGCCGCCTGCGCAGGCCGGTGGAACGCCCATTGGCGGTGGAACAAATATCAACGTCACGGTTCAAAACCCAATCGCCGCCAATAGCGACATCCCCTCGCTGGTGCAATACATACAAATGATGCTTGGAGGTTCTAACTAAATGGCGTGGACAGTCTCTAGAATCTCCCTTGAAGTTTGGAATGGTAGCTACTACGCTGACCTCACCGACCTCGTTCTATACAACACGCAGAGCCTTGCGGGGTTGGGTGCGCCGCGTGTGCGCGAGATTACGAACCGAGGCCCAGCGCAACACGGCGACACGTTTTTGGATTTCAGGTATGAGCCGCGCAAAATCCAAATCGCGTTTAGCGGCATGGGAACAACCGAGGCGACATGGCACGACCGCCGCGCCGAACTGTTGCGCATCTTCCGCCCGTCGCGCTCGCTGATTCAGTTGCGCTACTCACGCCCGCCAGATCGTGTGTATCAGTGGGATTGTTCAGTGAGCATCCCGCCGCAGTTCAGCACGGATGACCGTATTGGGTTTACGCAGCGTGCGGTTGCAGAGCTTACGGCGCACAACCCATTCCCGTACGACCCCGAAGGCGTTAGCGTGCCGTTTGCGCTGTCGGGTGGTGGAACGGGGTTTGTTGTGCCAGCGGTTACGCCGTTTACGTTTGGGTTGTCAACGCTGGCTGCGACCAGCGTTATTTCATTAAGCGATGTTGCGGCGGTTGAATCATTCCCCATCATTACGCTGACTGGGCCAATCAATACGCCCAGCATCACCAATAACACAACGGGCGATGCGTTGACGTTTACAGCCAACTTAGGCGGCGGGACGACATACACCATCGACACGCGCTATGGATACAAGTCGGTTGTAGATCAGTTGGGAGCAACCAAAACGGGCGATCTATCAAGCACATCGGATTTAGCAACGTTCAGCCTTGTGCCGGGTGATAACTCAATCACGGTAACAGGCACGAGCGCAACAGCGGCAACAGCAATCACATTCCAGTACTACAAATATTTCATTGGTGTTTAACGATGACGAACACGCTTTACACCTTCAACCCTTCCACCGTGGCGGTAATTTGGATTACCTGCGCCGCTGTATATGGCCTTATCGTGCAGGTTGCGACATGCCACGGAACAGAAACGGCGACGGTCAGCATGAGAGGCTTTAACAGCAAAGCGCTTGCCGCACTGTTCGCACGTCTTCTCCACTGGGGCAGGGCGCTTAAGCGGATGGTCTTTGAGATATTTGGCGCGGGCTTCGGGGTTGGTGTAACCCTTATAGCTTGGTCGAACGCCACGCACAACGCCATACAACGCCGACGCTTGGGTATCGGTAAATCCATTTGCTTGACAAAACTCGCGCAAGTTTTTGCCTTTAATTTGTTCGCCCGCCGGAGACACAATAACAAATGGGCGGGCGCACGCTTTGCCATTTTTATTCCCACGCACTGCGGCCAAAATGTTTGCCATCCCCTCTGGGCTAATAACTCTCTTTTTGCCTTTAAGCGCTTTAGACATTTTTTTTCTGGTTACAAGGTCATGCTTCATGCCCAATTGCGACCGAACATTTTCGCGCTTGTTGTAAAGAGGCAAGTTGGATTTCTTAAACAGCAAAAACCATTTTTCTTCTACATCAAGAGCATCGTTTGGCAAACAATTCTCAAGCGGAATAAAACGAAAGGCATCTTCCCCGTGTTTACTCCAAGAGCTTTGGAGATGCTTGTTGCGGTGCTTGTTTTTGCGCAACGCATATCTATGCTGCCCGAATCGTTCGTAAATTTTACGGGCAGAACTTCCAACATACCGAGTGTTGGTAATGACATTCAAGATCATATAAGCACCGGGTTCAGAGGATTTCACCATATCTTCCATGTTATCAAAATCTCCTGTTCCCATTATAGTCCAGAATTAACATCTGGTGGAGGATTAGAAAACGGCGCAGTCAAGTAGATTTTGGACAACCTCTGGCACGGGTGACGGCCCCGGCGGTGGCTATTCAGCCGCCAACATGCAGGAACTCTTTCGCACGTCGCAGGTGGTTGATTACACGACGCAATACGTAGAGAAGGGCGTATTGAATGAGCTTGCGGTGAGTGGCACAACATCACCAATTAGCATCGCATCGGGTGTCGCGTGGGTATTCGGTGGGTGGTATCAAAACGATGCGGCAACCACGCAAGCCGTTAGCACGCCAGCAACCAACCCGCGCATTGACCGCATGATTTTACGCTTTGACTCTACGGCGCAAACAATTCGTCTTGCGTTGTTGGCTGGCACACCAGCGGTATCGCCAACTGCACCAACACTCACGCAAACGGCATCAACGTTTGAGGTTTCACTCGCGCAGGTTCGCATCACTACAGGCGGCGTAATTACCGTTACGGATGAGCGCGGGTTTGTGACCGACCCCGGCGCGGCTGGCGCGGTGGATAACTCCACACTTGATTACGACAGCATCACAAAGAAAATCCGCGTCATGCCCACGGGTTCGCCCACGGTTGCCGGTTTGACCGTATCGCGTTCGCTATCAGGTGGCACAACCCAAGAGATCATTCGCAACACATCAAACACCGCATCCAGCGCGGCACAGTTGCAAATTTCTACGGCGGGCGCATCCGGCGACGATCCCTACGTTAACTTCAACATTGCAGGCACAGCGGATTGGACGGTGGGGTTAGACAATAGCGACTCGGACAAGTTCAAGATTAGCGCAGGCGCGACCCTCGGTACGACCGACATCATTACTGCCAACGCTTCGGGCGATGTGACGATTGGCGGCGCAAACACCACGACAACCAAATCAAGCAGCGGCGCAACGGTAACGACCACTACGGCCAACACCAGCAACACGGCAGGCAGCAACGCACGCGAGTTGATTCAGGTTGCAGGCTCAAGCGCCAATGACCCATTCACACAGTATCAGGTTTCAGGCTCAACCGACTGGTCGGTCGGCATCGACAACAGCGACAGCGACAAACTAAAAATGAGCGCATCGTCAGCGCTTGGCACGGCGGACGCAGTAGCCATCGACACATCCGGCAACATGGTGGTGACGGGCAACGTCAACGCGGTGAACGTCACAGGCTCAGGCGTGCTTACAGGGAACACTGGGGCGTTTACCGGCAACGTGGCATCGTCTGCGGGTTCATTCACCGGCGCGGGCATGGCCGCGTCTGCCTCATCGTCCGGCGGCAGCGTGATTGTTTCGACCACCAACAGCAGCAACACCGCGAATAGCAATGCAAGAGTGACCGCGAGCGTAGCGGGTTCAAGCGCGGGCGATCCATACATTCTCTACGACATTTCAGGCGTGCAGAACTGGACGGAAGGCGTAGACAACAGCGACTCAGACAAGTTCAAAATCAGCGCATCGTCGGCGCTTGGCACGAATGACCGCTTGATTATCGACACCAGCGGCAATGCCACTATCGGAGGTGGGCTAACAGTTTCAGGGACAACCATTGCGATTCCGACTGTGCCAATCCTCGCAAATCGGCAAGGCGGTAGCGCCTCGGATTGGGCGACGACTGGCACGACTTCTTATGTGCCAACAACGATCAAAAAACAAGTTGGTGCAATCTCTATTTCATTCAGTGGATCGCAATCCTTTGGAACGGTGATTTCCACAACGGTTGTTACGCCGCCTGCGTCTTTTACCGGCACTCCGGTTGTGCAACTCACAATGGGGCCAACATCGGCCAGCAACATTGCGGGGCAGGTGGTTGCCACGGTTAGCGCGGTATCTACAACGACATTCAGCATTGCGTTGTTCCCATTGGTTACGCAGACCTATGGCGCAAGCTCAGTAACAGTATTTTGGGAGGCAGAAGGCCCCGGCTAATATGAGCGCAGGCGATTTCAGAGTAGACGTATACACCCCCGCCGGAGTATTGCAAGGGCAACTTACCGGCGGGTTGGGCCGCGCCTCGTCTGCTGCGCTCAGTGGGTTTCAACAACTCACCTACACCAAGCGCGTAAACGATGTGGGCCTGTGCCGGTTTCGCGTGCCTGCTGACCATACGATTGTCAACCTACTCAGCGATAAATCCATCATTGAGGTCTACAGGCGTAATGTGGATTTAGGGATTGACTGGACGCTCGATTGGAGCGGCGTGTATCGTGATGCGATATTCGAACGGCGCGATGTGGCGACGTTTGATGCCATCTGCTACAGCAATGAGCATTTGATGCAATGGCGGCCAATTGAATACGCCGCCGGGACAAATAACCGAAACGATTTTGCCAGTGTGAAGGGCGAAACGGTTCTCAAAAACATTGTCACTTACAACATGACCTCATCTGGCACAACGGGCGATGGCCGTAAGCAAAACGCAACAAACGCGGGGACGGTGAACTACAGCACGATTACGGTGCAAGCCGATAGCGCATCGGGCAACACAATCAGCGTCGGCGTGTTCGGCATGAGCGTTTTAGAGGCGTGCAAAAAGGTTGCGCGTGTAGCGGGTGGGGATTTTGGGCTAGTGCGAACGAGCGCGGCCACGTATCAATTTCGTTGGTATTTAGGCCAGCTTGGGACGGATCGAAGCAGCGGCAGTGCGAAGGTGGAATTTAACCCCGACAAAGGCAACATGGCCGAGAGTCGCTATCAGGTGACGCGCTCAACCGAATACACACAGGTCGGCGTGTGGGGCGCAGCCGATGGGGTGTTGCGTGATTGGGTTTCGCGGACTGGCACAAACTACAACGCGGCAACAAACGACATTCGCGGCTATGTGGATGCGCGTGAGTTGAGCCTAGGCAACACCACAGGACTTAACGCGAAGGGCGATGTGGCGCTAGACCAGATGCGCAGCAAGACGCTGATGACATTTCGACCAGTGCAAACGCCTTCAACCGCCTACGGACTGCATTACTTCCTCGGTGACAAGGTATTGAGCTATGACTACGGCGTGTCCACTACGCATCGCATTCAGGCCGTGACCGTGACCACATCGGCAGACACGGCGGAGGATATTTCATTGGAGTTGTTAGCCGTATGACACAACAACGACCTAGCGCGGCATGGTTGAACGACCCTGATTATGAGCTTAACCGCAAGCTATTAGAGCGCATTGCAGACTTAGAGCGACGATTGCAGACGGTTGAGCGACAAGAGCCGGGGAAGATCGTTAGCACCCTCAGCCAAGCGGCCCTATACGCGCCCAACATCACGACCAACTCAAGCCCGTCGTATGTGTTGACGTGGAACAACTCAACAGGGCAAATCCAAAACACGGCGCTAACCAGCGTCACAACGCCTTACGCCCGCGTGCGGCACACCGCCGCGCAAACGTTGACCACATCGACCACGACCGCAATTCAGTTCAATACGGTCGTTGAGGACACCAGCGGATTTTCTAACCTCGGTGTTGCTAATACCAAACTCACCGTCCCGTCAGGGTTGGCGGGTGTGTATTCCATTTCAGGCAATCTACGCCTAGCGTCCAGCACATCGACGCTCATCGAAATTGGCGTGCGCTTGAACGGCACAACCACCATCACGGCAGAATTGATCGCGGGGGCATCCAATGACCGCACGGTGAGCGCGACGACGGTTCGGCGGTTGGCCGTGGGTGACTATCTCGAAATTACCGGCTTCCAGAACAGCGGCGGCAACTTGAATACGGTGGTTGTCAATGAATACTCGCCCTGCTTGGCGATTGCGTGGCTCGGTGCATGATGATGCGTTGGCTATTGTTTATCCCGCTATTCATTGCCGCACAAGTCGGGGCATCACCAAACACCTATCACGGCGTGCTAGTGCAACAGCCGACCATCTGCGGCGCGAAGTTCGGCACAAAGCCGCTGCGCATCGTGACGCTTGGCAATTCGCTTACATGGAGTCCACCGCAACCGACCTACGACTGGCAACAGAGCAACGGCATGGCCGCAACCAGTCTAGAGAGCGACTACGCGCACACGGCTTGCGAGGCACTGGCAGAACGCAATCACCGCACCGTGGCGCTGTTGGTCGTGCAGGCGTGGGCTATAGAGAAGGCCATTGATACGGGCGCGGCATGGGATAGAACGTATGCCGAAGTGGTTAGCACGTTTGCGCCTGACGTGTTGGTGGTGCAGTTCTCCGACAACATCATCGGCGCGGATTCGCCTGCACGGTTTCGGGCTGAATACGATAGCGTGATTGGTGCGATGAGTTGGCGACAAGCGCTGGTGTGTGTGGGCGGCTGGTACGACTTCGCGCAAAAGTTCAACGCCGATATTCAAAGCGTATGCACCGCGCACGGTGGACAATATGTCGGCATTGGAGACATATTTGCCACACCGGGGAATCGGGCCGAGTCGTTTGATAGTAGCGTTAATGGCGGGGTGGGGCGACATCCCAATGATTTGGGGATGTATGAGATAGCGCGGCGCGTGGTGGTCGCATTGGAGCAATAAATGCCGTGTGATGTTGGGGTGGCGCTAGGGCGCAAAACAATCGGCACGGGCACAACGCGCAAGGGCGTTGCAACCTGCACGGCTGATTTTAGGTTTGGCGTGGCGGGTGGCGTGCGGCTAGATACATTGTGGCCGGGAGCATCCAATAGCGCATTCAACACACCTATCGGCACATCTGCCACACTGAGCGCGTCGGGGCGCAGGTGGTCGGGGGTGGCGATAGCGGCGGTGTGGGTGGTGGTCATTGTGGCTCCTGTGCTGGCGTGTTTTCTGGCCCCGCAAGTACATCGCCCATTTGTTCACTGGTTAAATGCTTAAATGTCATCCCATTGGCGACTGCCGCAATGCGAATGCTGCTACCCGCCATTGGGCCACCATCACCGTTCACCCATTTGATTTCATAGATTGCGTTCATCGTGTTCACCTCTTGATTTGTTTGATTACATTGATTATTAAACGTTGACTTTGCTACGTGCCCATGCTATCATAGGTATAACAATCTGTCAATAAGTTATACCTACATAAGGACAAAGAATGAACAAGTTCAATCTTAAAAACTACACAAGCACCGTGCCGGTTGATAGGACGGTTGGTCAAATTGAATCGTTCTTGGCGGCGGTTGGCGCAACGCATATTGCCAAGAAATACGATGGCGGTAGGCTTGTTGGCGTTGACTTCGCTATTGAGGTAGAGACTGGCGTTCAGTTGGCCTTTCGCCTTCCTGTCGATGTGGAGGCAATGTTTGCTTATATGCGGTCGATGAAAAAGCATCGGCTAACGCCTGCTCAGGTTAGAACGTTGCATGAACAAGCGGAGCGCACGGCGTGGAAGATTATGCGCGATTGGGTTGAAACCCAATTAAGTCTTGCCATTACCCAGCAGGCCGACATTACGCAAGTATTTATGGCCTACGCCCTTCGCGGCAATGAAACGTTTTATCAGGTGATGAAGGCAAGTTCATTTGCGCAATTGGCCGCGCCAAAGCCCCAATGACACTCCAACCGTTTCCTAATCTCCCATTTAATCCGCAGGCCGTTGCGGAATCCGTCAACAACTGGGCTACGGCCAAGACTTCGCCCGATTCGATCCGCTTTGCTGACATCGTGCAGATGAAGCGGGCCAGCGTGGAGGAGTTCTTTGCGTTTGCCCAGTTGCATCCGAACGCGGTCAGACCGGCCAACGTGCAGGCGTGGATCGAGACGCTACGTGAACGCCAGAAGGTTGACGGCGTGCCATCAGACACAACGATCTACCACATGGTCAGCCGCCTATCGGCCTATTACAACTGGCTGATAGGCGCTGGCATGGCGCAATACAACCCGGCGCAACCGGTCAAGCCGACAGCGCCAAAAGCTTACGCCTCGGCACGGTCGCGGGCGCTGAATGAGGAAGAAATCGCCAAGCTATTCGATGCGCTAGAGACTGCGGCGAACACTGGCAACATCGTAGCCAAGCGCGACTATGCCTATATGCTGTGGCTGATTGCATCGGGCCAGCGCATGAACGAGGTTTTGCAACTGACGTTTGAGGACTTCCATATTCGCGGGGATGCCGTGACATGGACGACTCGCGTTAAAGGCGGGGACATCCGGGAACAACGGCTGCGCAACCCTGAACTGGTTGAGGCAATCCGCGAGTATGTCACGGCATCGGGGCGCACGATGGGTAAGCGCCCTGCCCCGCTATGGCTGTCGCACGATCCCAAACAGATGCGGAAGTTCACGACAAAGGTAGAGCAAGGTCAGCGCAAAAAGACTGAGCGCAAGGCCGATGCACCATTAACACCGGTCGGCATGATTAAATCCTGCCAGCGCTGGGCCTATGGCGTAGGCATTACAGACTTCCATCTACATATGTTCCGGCACACATCTGCAACGATGTTGAGCGAACAAACGGGCGACATTGGGCGGGTGCAGCACCAACTAGGTCACGCCAAACAGACGACCACGCAGCGCTATTTACATCGCTATGGCGTGCGCGAGTTGGTCACGCCGGACAAGCTGAGACGAAAGAAGAAATGAGGATACAAAAAGCAAGAGGTGAAACATGAATATCTACGCCACAATTAGAAAGTTTGCGAGCGCCAGCAATAAAGATTATTCCGTCCCCGGTGACAATCTTCGTTTTGAGTTTGGCCCCGACGATGGCGGTAAACCTATGAATGTTGCGGTGACAAACGAGTTTGGGTCTAGTCTATGGATCGCATACAACCACAGCGGCGAATGGAGATTCCACACAGACGCTCGATACGCATTCCGTTTGGCGTGGTGGATTCTTTGGCACTGGTGGGTTAAGGCTACATGGTGCGGGATAAAGACACGGCTCTACTTCTGGGCGCTGCGCAAGGAATTGCGGCCATTGAAGGCCCAGCCCACCCCCACCCCCGCGACTGAGGTGAAATGATGTTCACAATAACACCAGACGGCGAATTTCACGAAGGATGGTTAGCCGGTTTGCTGGCACAACCACTTGATACAACCCGTAGCTGGGTATGGCAGGACGGCTACCGCATGGCACTTGATACGCCGCAAGTTGTCGCGGTGCGCCAAGTATTAACTTCAATGGGGCTTACCAAACAGGTAGTAATCACCACCCCCGCGACTGAGGTGAAATGATGAAGATAACCCTACGACGAACCACTGACGCATTCCCCTCGCAATGGGAAGGTGAAACCAGCGCAGGCCGATTCATCTACGCTCGGCATCGCCACGGCTCTACGACGGTTGGCATAGGCGTAGACAAAGACGACGCGGTTGAGAACGGCATGAGCGAATACCCGCTATGGTCAAGCGAGGATGGCGAGGAAGATGGCTTTATGGCTGATGACGAACTAATTCGCCTAATGGTTGCGGCTGGGCTTGTATAGAACACATCAAAGTGAGGGTTGATCCCAAACTTAGGGATATACCCAAAGCGTCCATCTCTGCCATCTGTATGTGTCATCATCACCCACCAAATAAACTGTTGCTGCCGTTGCGTCTCCGGTTTCAACGTCTTGAAGAACGGGTCGTCATAATCCATCTACCCTACTCCTCCCTCATCATCGCCCGCCAAGCGCGGCGGTTGCGTTAATCTCCCTTAATGTAATGTCATAGCCAATACCGACACCGCGCCCACAAAAAGCAGTATGAATAGCGGGACAACCCAGCGCGGAGTGTGAATATCCAGATCGTTCTTGATCGGGGTCGGCGCAGGCGGCTTGCGTGGTCGTGGTGCGTGCTGCCGCTGTGGTTGAATCACTGGCGCTGGTTTGCGCCGCAAATATTCGTCAGCGGGAATGGGGGTCTTTGTAATACCCATTGCGCGACGGAAGGCCGCGCTTTCGGTTTCGTAGTCAGGCCAAATTGGTTTATCCATAGCTCTCGTTAATCTCCGTGAACAAGCCCGCCGCGCACATCCAACGCGGCGGGCAAACGGCGCTCCACGCGCCCGCGCTTAGGCTGGTTCAAATTGTGCCGTTGGGAATTGCCTCACGCGCAAATCTTCGGGCAGGTCGTCAAGGTCGTGGCGCTTGTCAATTGCGCCGCCCATGAATTTGCCATGTGCGTTTCTCGGCCTGTCGGCGTTGTGGTGTTTTATGTGGCTTGACGCAGTAAGCACTTCTAAATTGGTAGGCGTGTTATCGGTCTTATCCCCATTCCTATGATGTACGACTTCATTTGGCAATAATGCGCGCCCCAATTGCCCCTCCGCGACTAAATCATGTTCATACGCATAACCATTGCCGAATGCCAAGTGGTGAGATTTGTCAACGCGCACCAAAACATAGCCGTGGCTAGAAAGTAATTGCCCATCATTCCACTTCCCATGCGACGACCCGCGACGATGCCCTTTGTGCCGCCCTCGCATATCTTGCGAGGCTTGGCCCTCTCCGTACTTTGCAATCTTTTGCTTAAGCCGATACCGAGCTTGACGCATCTTTGCTTTCTCAATATCTTTAGGCATTTGGGAACTCCTTTATCTTCCAAAGATCATCGGGGATGCGCCCTTGCTGACCAGAAACGCGCCCCGAATCCTGTTTCATAAAGAAACTCACGCCAGCATCAAGGCATTGATTCTTAATGCTTCGCGCCCATTCAACATTCATAGGCCGCGCACCATGACCAGACTCGCCGCCGACAATCACCCAGTCAAAGCCAATAGACTTTATCCCGCTCCATCCAAAATCAATTGGCCCTAATAATGGCTCGCATGATAAAAATCGGACATATGCAGGGACTCTAAGCAAAGCATACCCGCGTGCATACGCCTGTTCCTGATTCTCTGCGGTCGTCCCCAGCCACACATTGAAACGCGGATGCTCAAGCCATCGCTGGTCAATCAGCCGCGCAATGTTTTGCGGGCGCTTGGTCAGCAACAGCCAGTCCAGATTTGTTGTGACTTCAATCATGTCCCACAACTTGCGCCGCCAGTGGTCAAGATCGCGCCGATCCTCAAACACATCGGCCATTGATGCGCAAAACACGCGCCGACGAATACCTGTCTTTTTGGCTTCCTCATTCCACTTAAACGGTTGCCGCCAATATGATTCGCTCATACTCTTGCGGGCTTTGTCCACGCCCCAAAAGTCATTCCCCCATCGATGCGACAACGTTTCGGCGTAACAAAAACGGCATCCGTCACTAACTTTTACGCACCCATGCCATGTGTTAAAGGTGTGATCACACCATTCTATTTTTGTATTTTTCATTTTTATTGCCAGCGTTATGCCCACTTACAAATGATCGTGGTCTTTTGTTTTTGTCGAATTTGTAAAACTTTTCACCGCACCCACACGCACACTCGATGATTTCGTTTATTTGATTTGGTGCTTGCCTGTTAAGGTTAGCGCGGCGATGCTTAAATTGATGCTCCGCAATTCCCAAAACAACTTCAATATTTTCAAATCGGTTGTCTGTCTTTATCCCGTTTATGTGATGGACTATTTCGCCTTTGCTAAGTTTTCGCCCAATCTTTTGCTCTGCTACTATTCGATGCTCATATGCGTATCCACGCACATCGGCTAAATGATGATCCCGCCCAACTCGCACTAGAACATATCCGTTAGAGGCAATAGTGCGCCCACCCTTCCAGAATCCATTCTTTGGCCCTACATTGCCTTTACCCATACATCCTCCCTCAATCGCAGCCCGCCGCGTGTTGATAGTGGCGCGGCGGGCTACTCCACACGTCCGGCCAACCACAGCCGGATTTGCGTCTACGCGCCCGCCCCGTTGGGCGCGGTGGTTGCGTATTTGCGCTCAATCTCAATCACTTTCTTTGCGCCCTGTGAGAGTTTCTCGCGGGTGTATTCGCTATCTGGTAGCTTGCCAGTCTCCCATCGCAACGCCCACAGTAGTTCATCGCGCTCCTTCGTCAGCGCCTCCACCTTCGCCTCTAGCGCCTTCGTCGCCTCAATCACTGCCAACGTTTCGCCAACGCTGTGGCCTAGTTCTTCGCTCATGCTCATCTCCTTCCCGCCGCGCCCGATTGCGCAGCGGGGTTGCTACACCTTCTCGTAGATGCCGTTACGCTGTTATTGTTCTGGCGCGTGGAATTTCTCAATCTTGGTCGCCAGATAGACCGTCATTGTGCTGGTGCTGGATGGGCAACCATCAAACGCCCTCCCACTGTTGTAGGTAATCTGCACGCGCCCATCGTAGTTGTAGAACAGTTCATGCGCTTTCTTTGCTTCGGCGTAATCGTTGAAGCAGTACGCACCAACATCATCATGCACCACCCACACTATGACCACGCCATTAGCGCGATCTTCCACGCCAAACATTTCGTCTTTTAGTGTTGCGTTCCGCGTATATTCTGCGCAAGCGGACAACGACAGCACCAATATTGCAATCAAAACTCGTTTGAAAATCCCCATCGTCCTCACCTACCTTTTGCCCTTCCCATACCTCAACGCGCTCCACACCGCGACGACAAGCGCCGCCACGAGGAGGAGCGCGACAATGTTCTCGTTCATGGTCTACGCGGCTTCCGGCTGCTCACACAATGTCAACAGCGCCTCAATGTGTGTCTGGATCGCCTTCGCGCTCGACTCCTCTTTCGGCACGCGGTGCGCTTCAATCTGCTCGGTCGTCAGCCCGTAGTTGGTGGCGAGGTCGCAGACTTTGCCGTTCAACTCATGCCAGTTGAGGATGGTGAACTTGGGCGACTTGAGCGCGGTGTTAGCGATGTAATCGCGGATAAGCGCGGGTGTCATTTGTTGCTTAGGGGCAGGCGTTGGTTCAGTCGGCGGGGGCTGCTTTTGCGCGGGTTTTTGTTGCGTGATGATCTCGCCCGTCTCGGCCACAATAACCGGCTTCGCGTCGGGGATTGTTTCGACTTCGGTTTCATCCAGCCAGCCCAACCCACACAGCGACAGCGTAACGCGCCGCTTGGCTTTGGTGACAGCTTTCATCACCGCGTTAGCCATGTCGCCGCGCATGTCGCCTTTCTTGACGATACCCACATCGCTATCCGTGCGGCCCGTCTTGTCCGTGGCTGCAACCGTAACCAAAATGAGATCGTCCACAAATTGAATGTCGGGCTTGCCAATGCTCACGCCGTTGGTCTTGCGCAGTTGATCGGCTGCATCCTTCTTGGCGTAGAGTGTCAGCTTGCCATTCAGGTTGATGTAGTCGAATGGTTTCGTGAGTGGGTTCAACCCGATAGACTCGCACACCGAGCGGTAATAGCTCACGCGCTCCTGTGCGGTCAGTTGGGCCAAGTCGCCCACAATCAACACGCGCTCCATGATGGCCGCG